GGACCTGTCACCGGAGAAGTTGCTCAAAGAGTTCGTGTTCCTAAGCAACAGCGAGCAAAACCCGCCGCAGGAGCTAAGCCATCTGTCGTATCGGGAGTGGAAGCTGTTAGCACTGACGTTACAACACCTTCTGTGGGAGAAGCAGGCAAGCCAAGTGCATTAGATCCTGCTACTCGCCGTGGGCTAGACAAGTTTGCGGAAATGATCCGCAAGGAACCCGGCGCAGTCGATTTGAATCGCCGCCTTGTCAATCTACCCACAGATCAGCAACGGTATGTACGGTCCCAACTTGCCCCGACGTTTAAAGCCAAGTTTCGGCAAACACCAAAAGGAACCAAAGGTAATCCTAAAAATGTTGTAGAGAAACTTGTTAATAGGATGATGGCTGGCTGGGTAAATGCACCCAAAACTGTAGTCGTTCAGTCTATCTCTGAGTTGCCCCCCTACATGCGGGAAGAGATTCGGGATGCTCAAGTTAATCCCAAGGGTGCGTTTGATCCGCGCACTGAAACGGTTTACATAGTTGCCGACAACATCGTCGGATACAACGACTTAGTGATTACGGTTGCTCACGAAGCGATTGGGCACTACGGTCTACGATCTGTATTAGGTGGGAATTATTCAAGAGTGCTTAACAACCTGTACCGCACTAATGATCAGGTACGGGCTAAAGCTGATAAGAAGATAAAGGATGGCTTAGATAAAGAGACGGCTATTGAAGAGGTACTGGCTGAGGCAGTTGAAGAGAAAGTCCCAGCAGATACCTTGATGGGTAAAGCCGTTCAGCAGTTAAAGAACATCCTACGTCGCGCCATGCAAGCGTTTGGTGTTAAGACGTTAAACGATAGAGAAGTTCAAGAGCTATTAGATTCGTTCTCAAATTACGTAATAGAAGGTAAAGGCGCACGTGCTGAAGGTATAGCTGGTCCGCAGACTGGGGTGTTTCGTAAAGGCAAACCCGCACTAACTGCTGCAGGGCAACAAGCTCAGGCTAGTATTCAAGCTATGGGCAACATCAGCAACGCTAAGCCCAAGCAACCACAAATGAGCACGATGCAGAAAGTCGGTGGGTTTTTCTTTGACCCGACACTGCGGCAAGAGCAAATTGATAAGTTTAGAGTTCAGGTTACATCCAGATACGGTTCTGTAGAACGTAAATTACAAGATCTTTATAACGGTGCTATCCGAGATGCGTTAGGCAACATTCGTCCTGACTTGTTTGTGTCTGCTGCGGATCACTCAGATACTTTAACTGTTGCCGTTATGAAAGAGGGCGGCATCAAACTAGATTCTAAAATTGGTTGGATAGCAGTTAAGAAAAATGAATCCCTCATGGGGGTGATGAATAAAATTAAAGATCTTGGTGTGAAGTTAGGGGACCAAGACTTAGCATTTAAATTAGCCAACGATGCATTTATTGCCCGTCGTGCATCCGCTTTAAAGAAGAATCCTAATAGTCCAGTTGATCCGGCTACATTACCTAGCGATCCGCAGATTGCTGCTGGTATGAAAGCATTTCAGGATTTTCCTGAATTAGAGGCGGCGTTTAAAGAATACACAGATTTTAAAAACGGTTTGATTGACGGTATGGTCGCAGGTGGTCGCTTAGATGCCGCACGAGCCAAAGAGTGGAAAGACGCTATTGATTACGTGCCTTGGAACCGTATCAAGGATTATGAAGAGGCAATCCAAAACAGTCCTAAGTCTTTCCAAAAGGGACTGGTAAATCTCGGAGACATCAAAAAACTTAAAGGTGGCACTGACGAGATTAACAACATCTTCGACAACATGGTCGGCTTGTCATTTTGGATGGTTAATAGTGCCGTTCGTAACCATGCTGCGCTACAACTCACCGATGTATTTGTAAAAAATAATCTTGGTGCTAAGAAAGTAAATCCCGCTGCCTCTGATGTAGATCCCAATAAAGTTGTTTACATATACCGTGACGGTAAACCAGAAGCCTATGAGTTTGACTCTATGGCTGACGTATATGCATTTAAGGGCATCGAAAGTATTGGCGGTCCCATTCTTTCCTCATTAACTGCCGCATCTAATGTACTGCGTAAAACTACAACGGCTATGCCTCAGTTTGCGTTCAGTCAGTTGTTCCAAGATTCCTATCGTGCGATGGTGATGTCAGGCACACGTAGTCCATTTAAAACTGCCTCTAGAGTTATTACTGGTTATCTAAACGCCTATAACGGTGATGAGACGACCAAGATGCTTGAGCGTATGGGTATTGTGGGGATGTATGATTTGATGCCCGGGAAGGCGCGAGAAGGAATTGAAGCAGAGTTTGGAGTTAAGCAAACGTCGGCTATGAACCGTGCGCTTAACTTTATGGAATCATTCTCTATCGCCTCGGATGCGGCACTGCGTAAGGCTGTATTTGATCAGACCCTTGCAGAAACTAAGTCAGCACAGTTCCCCGATGGCGATGTGCTGCTGGCACGTTACCGCGCCCAAGAAGTTATTAACTTTAAACGGCAAGGCGTAAATCGTTCTGTAGGTGTATTGCGTCAGATCATTCCGTTTATGAACGCTTACATCCAAGGTATGGATGTGTTGTACCGCACCATGACTGGTAGGGGTATTGCGGCTGAAGAGCGTTCCGTAGCCTTCCGCATGTTTGTTGGCACAGGTCTAAAACTCACCGCCTTATCTCTCATTTACACCATGTTGGTTGGAGATGACGAGGAGTATGAGGGTCTGCGTGGCTTTGAGAAAGACAAAAACTTTATCATTCCGGGCACTGGGGTAAAGATCCCCGTGGCTCCTGAAGTTGGCTTCTTGTTCAAAGTTCTTCCTGAGCGCACCTACAACTACATAATCAGTCAAGGCACTGAAAATCCGCAGGATGCTACTGCATTACGTAAGGCTTTTGCCACCGCTGCATTTGATGCGTTTAGTGGTCCTAACCTAACTCCTCAGTTGTTTAAACCTGCGCTTGAGGTCATGGTTAATTATTCATTCTTTATGAATAAACCAATCGTAGGCATGGGTGAACAAAATAAAGAACCTTTCCTACAATTTAACGACTCCACTTCTGAGTTGTCTAAGTTCTTGGGTGGTCTTGCTAATGCATCCCCTATGAAGATTGAGCATTTCATACGGGGTATGACTGGTATTGCCGGAGGCACGGCTTTAGATTTATCTAATATGATGTTCGCGGATCGTCCAGAACGTCGCGTATATGAAATGCCTTTCTTAAAGACGTTTATGTATGACAAGATCCCGGGTGGGTACAAAGAACAGTACTACGATCTTAGGGATAGGGTAGATACTGTTGCTGACACTATTAATGCTTTGAAAGCGGCAGGCCGTGTTGAAGAGTTAGAGCAGTATATGACCGATGAACGGCTACAGCTTCTTGCTCTGCGTAAGACTATGAATCGAATTGATGAGCGGTTTGAGAAAATCCGTGCACTGAAAAAAGTTATTTCGGCTGACCCTAATATGGACAAAGGGGAAAAACGAGATGTGCTGGATCAACTTAATCAGACCGAGAATGAGCTTCTCAAGGCTTATAACATCCCGATACTCAGAAAAGAGGTTGGTGGGTTGTAAGAAAAAGTGCCCCGGACTGAGCCGGGGCGAAACCTGTCGAGGAGTGGGACAGGAGAGTGAAGCCCCGAGAGTATCACTCCACACGCCAGCAGCGCAATCCATAACGACCATTTTCAATAACTTGTTTACAGATAACGGTATATCTCAACCGGCCAGCTTCCCACGTAAGTTGTTTGGCTACGTCCTCAGCATCTAGGCACGGTATAAAAAACGATGCGCCCGGGTCAATCGACTCCCAAGGTATCTTCACCGTCAGATTTAGAATCTGCATTTACAATCGCGTCCTCTGCAAAAAAGTCCAGTTTGGTGGTATCAAAAGTCAAAGCCATAACCCCATCAGATGCACCCATAGCCGTGCCTGCAAGCATTCGTTTCTTCTTCAATTCGACAAAAGATTTGTTTTTACGGTACGGATTTAGGCTGTCTTCATAGCCCATGAATGTCTTGCCGCAGTCATCCCGCCACTCTTTGTTGACTATGAAAAGCATCTTGGTATCAGGCTCATATCGCGCTACAACCTTGCCACGAGGCTCCCGAATTGGCCCCTGCTCCAACCCTGTCCGGCTGTGCGTCTTGCCATTGATGACCAAAATATCCTGATAATGCCGCTGTAAAAACCCACCAAGAAAGTCTGAGGAACCGGAAAACTCTTCGTCATTGTTGGTACGGGTGCTCTTTACTAAGTTCACGGCATAGTTAAATACGGGTTCTATAGGTATATTATGTAAACCAAGGTTATGGGCGATGATGCCACCTGTGATGTCGATGGCTATGCCTGCAGACCAAAACCGCTCGGTGTTCTTGATGTCTGCCGCACGGTCTAACTTCTGATTGACCCGATTAAGCAACTCCACGACGGTGGGTAGGTTAGACACCACGTACTTAATAAAGGGGTCGATGGCATGCCCGTAGTTATTGATGATTCGTCCAAAGTGCGCCTTAGACCAAGTGGGATCATCGTGCGGATCAACAGTAATCTGATCCTCTAGTATCCGTAGCAACTCGGCATCAGGAAACGACTTAATCGTAAGCAGGGCGTCCTTGATCTTTCGGTTGGATGAGGAGACTACGGGGATCTGCCAAGTGGTGTGGTTGAGCCGCTCGACGTTAGCCTTGGCACTCATGCGGTTCTTGCCTTTGCCGGATGTAATGTCGTACACGAGGCTAGACATCCCTTTGGGTTCCATATTGGTCAACTCATCAATCGTAGGTGTGAGAGACTGCATGGTTCCCATCCGTTGCATCCGGTGGTTATGGGTATCTTTATAGGATAAAAGTAATGCTTTTGGATTCCCATAGATAGAATTAATGGCATGCAGGAGGGTGGTTTTACCTGAGCCACCTCTTTGGCTGACTAGGTTTAGCAGGAACCCATCAAGCATCCCTTCACCCACAAACTTCATCAGCGGACCGCCAAACCCCATAAAGAAAGCAAACGCCCGTTGCTCCATCCCGGGTCTGCCGTAGGCATTGATAACATCTTTCCATACGTGGAAGTCGCCCTTGGTTTTAAATGCGGGTATGACGGGTAGTGTGGTGGACGTTGGAGGGCTATAGAGTACCTGCCCATCGGATCGAATCTCACGATCCCCTACGATAAATGCGCTGTCATCTTCTAGCCAGCCAAACTGTTTGCGTGCTATTTCGGATTTGCCCATCGCTTGCAGTTCTTCCACCCATCTAGTTACGTAACCCATAAGTGCATCCTGTTTCTTTCCTAGTACCGCCATACCTTGCTGTGCTATTGCGTTTACAAACTTTTCCTTAGATAAAGCCGAGGTCAGCGGTAGGATAAATTCTCGGACCCCATCTTTAGGTAGATGCAGTCTTATTAGCAAGGTTTCCCCGTCGTCGGGGTCGTGTATCCGTTTGACTACATACATATCGTACGGATAAATCAACTCATCTCTGTCATCTTCTTTGTTGGGATCAGCCCGTCTGTAGACGCCACCTACTTTCCCACGGAAGAACGGAAACGGATATGTTGGGATGTTATACGTTATGGGTTCTTTAGTAACTTCTTCAACGTGGGTGACAACGTTATCTTCTTCTGAGGCTTCGACAATTTCTCTTCCAATTTGGATTGGGGAAGATATTTTGAGCGGGCAATCTTGGCATCCTGTTGGATTAAGTTTTTTGAATGTGTCGCAGGTGTAAGGTCCCTTTGTTTCAGACGCTTTTCGAATTGTTGCACTATGTGAGTAACCGCTATGCTGCTCTGAGATCTTATGTATAGCGATTTGGCTATCTGAGCAGTGGTGGGCAATTGATAAAGCGGCACGCCATAAAGGTTCTTCGAGTGTTGCTTGATTCCTAAACGCATTAGCAATCTGTTCACAGCCCTCCCCCTTCATGGACTTGATGAGGATTGTTTTGAACTTAGATTCGTAGTTACCCATCAACGCTAGGGTCATGGGGTCCAGTTGCCGCATAAACGGCTTCTTACCGGGGATATCTAACTCATCTAAAGTAACTAATACTTGACGTAACTTGGCTATCTCCGTCCGCCCACGTGAAAGTAGGATCTTGGTTGGTAACGGATTTGTTGGATCTTTAAAGTTAAGCGTCTCGGGTATTCGTAGGATACGTGCCACATCAGCAGTCACCGCAGGGTCAGCATGCAGTCGGTGCTTTTGGCACAGGGCCTTGAGCGACTCAGCCAGCGGCTTCCATTCATCTTTGGGTATCGGTTGTTCAGGAACCCAGTATGCGTGTAGGCCGCGCCCCGAATTAACTAAGAGTGTCGGCTTGGGCATGCCGGACTGAACTACGAAATTAATTAGGGCTTCAACACCCTCATCTTGAGTTTCGTAGGATTTGTTTGGGCCGCAGTCAATATCTAAAAAGAAAGATCCAAGACTGTCGGCGTTTGTGTTAGTACGCCCCTCATCAGTCTTAAACGAGGCTAGTGCGAAGTACGCATCGTAACCCTTGTGCACCATCGCATCTGCGTAGGCGCTTATCTCCTCAATCGACTCTACAAAAACCTGCTTTGGTTTCTTGTCTTGGTGTAGCCCGACCACACAGTATTGTCCTGTAGGTGGTAAGACAAGAGAAAAAAATTCTTCCCTAGATAACATAGCCGCCATCTCAATGCGCCGTCGTTAAAATAAGGTAGGCAGGGATAGGACGGCGAACTACCCTTTTCGGGCGCCCCCTAGCCTCCTTAAACCGTTTACGTACTTAGCTTTGCAATCAACTTTTCTACTGTTTCTTTCTGCGGACCAAGCACGTTTGTCTTACCTTTGAACCAGTGGTACACCGTCATGCGTGTGACTTTTAAGAAGTCAGCCACATCTTTCACCGGAATGTCATGCTTGATGCAGACCTGTGCAAGACGTACTCCTATCTTGGTTTGGTCTGCCTCATTCACGGCTTGGATAAACTTGGTTGCATAACCACGTGACATAGCGACCCCCTATTAGTCATCCCACTCTTCAAGAATCTTGGTGAGATCCTTCTTTGGTGCAGGGGCTTCGTCTTTCTTGCTTGCACGTTTTGTTGGTTCTTCCACAGTTTCGGCTACAGGTTCTGATGCTTCGACTTTTGCAGTTTCTTGCGAGGGAACTTCTGAGTCTACACCATCAGCCTGAGCGACAGTCATAGTAATAGCCTTAATTGCATCTCCGGTTTTTCCCTTACCTACAGCGGTATTAAACTCAGGAGTCTCCAAGAAACGTACTGGCTTGAAAGTCAGTTTGGGAGTTGCACTGTCAGTGTCAAAGCGCATCTCGGTAACAACCGATGTAATGGGTACACCCTTACTGCCAATCATCTTGGCGTACGTCTGCAGGGGCCACTTTCCGGGTTCGCCCTCACCAAAGATTGACTGACTTGGTAGGGTAAGTTGATACACATCACCACCGATGTCGTTCTCAAGCACAACAGCAAGACGTTGAGAGAAGCGGCAAGCACGGCTATCGCCCTGACCGGAGCCTTTGATATTCTGAGGGCAGTCTTTACAAGCCTTTGCTTGAGGGGCCTTTGCTTTGGCATCCGGCACTTCACCGTCAGCCGACCAGCAATCAGGAGCGGAAGCCACACCCTTTTTGTAAACCCCGGCGTAGTAGGTACGGGATACCTTCGGAGCGGCGGCAACGATAACCACATTCATAGAACGATCTTCGTTACGTGCTACTTCCTTACCGTTGACCATCATGCGCCACACACCGCCTTCGATGGAGATGCGTTTAGCCCCACCACCGCCACCCATTAGGGCTTTGGTCGTTTCGTCTATTTCTACTTCACGCAGATGCGCGGGTAGATTTTGATTTAATAATGCAAGATCACTCATGTTTTTCTCCTAATAGAGATGGTGTATTTGCTGTCCACATTTAGCCCCGGTGGAAGCAAATCGGGGTTTTCTTCAAGGAACGTAGCCATATTGGTCTGCGCGATACGCTTCTCCAATAACTCCGGCGTCTTATGTTCCAGTAGAAACTTGTGAAACGAGTGCCAATCGTTAGTCCAAAACCGTTTCGCTACCCTGCGAGTTACCGTACCAAACTCGGTTCTGAACCCATCAGCACCCATTGTTTTGCAAACTTCAAGTAATTTTTCGCTGATTGCATCTTGAGTTTCTTCAAGATCTTTATCTTGTTTTTCAAACTCATCAGCAAGTTGCTTCCGCTTATCGCGGATTTTGATATAGGCTTTGACTAGCCTATCAGCAGACACATCTTCCATTTTCACTCTCCATCTAGTTATGATTGAAATGCTAATTAAAAGTTTTTACTCTGTCAATCATCTTCCAATAAATTTTTGTAGAGGTCAACAACCCGAGTGTGAATATCAACCTTCGCTTCAAGCATCGCGTACATACGCTTCTCAACATGAGATCCTTGAAGGTGTACCACAGTGCATGGGTTACGCTGACCGGCTCGATGCACACGTGCGTTTGCCTGTAAATAAGTTTCTACAGACATAACAGGTGACCAATACACAACGACGTTTGCGGCGTGCAAAGTAACTCCATGCGATGCCGCTTGTGGTTGTATTACTAATACTTTGGGGTCAGGCTCAGTTTGGAATCGGTTAAAGATGTCGGTTCGATTGTTGACTGATACTGCGCCGCTTATAACTTCTGCCGTATAACCGTCCTTGATTAGTTCTTCATGCACGATCTGAATAGCGTGCCTGTACGGTACAAAAACAATGACTTTGTGGCTGGCCTCGTCTATAACTTCTTTTAGTGCGGCTATGCGATTAGAGGCATCGAACGCGATGATTTCTCCACTATCGGAATAGACCGCACCTCCTGATAGTTGTAACAACTTATTAAGGTTTGCCGCCGCATTTACCGTAGTAATCTCCTCGCCTGCCGCTGTTGCCACCATATGTTTACGGATGGTTTCATAATACTTCTGCTGCTGGGCGGTTAAAGGTACTTGACGGGTAACGTAAGTCATGTCCGGCAAATCAAGACATTCTTCCTTTGTGAACCGAATAGCGGGTTGCAGTACCTGATGCACTATTTCCTCAGCCCGAGGGCGGGGAACCCATTTAAATTGGGTAATCTTTTGCATCACTTGATCTTTGAACGATCCAAAAAATTTAGGCACAGCACTTGGATTAACAATTCTTGCAAGCCCATACGCATCGGTAGGTGCTTGCGCCGCCGGAGTTCCGGTCATCATCCAAACCCATGTGCTAGGTTTGATGATTGAGTTCAAAGTTTTCCAACGCTTTGTAGTTACAGTCTTGTATGCGTTTGCTTCATCAACTACAACAAGATCAAAATCACTCTCATTAACTGCATCACGGACAATCTCAAGACCATCAAAGTTACAAATCACAAACTCTGCGTCTGATTTAATCGCTTTAATTCGTTTTTCCCGCGAGTAAGAATGGGCCACCTGAACCGTGCGGTGCATGGCAAATCTAAACAAATCGTTTACCCACGCAGATTCCATGATTGACAACGGACACAACACAAGCACACGTTTGATGTAGCCTAACTTCATCAAGTAGTCAGCCGCCCATATCACACTACCTGTTTTGCCTGTGCCTTGTTCGTTAAAACAAAACGCACGACGATGTAGCGTTAAGAATTCTGCGGTTGTTTTTTGATGAGCAAACGGTCTGTAGAGTCCGGGCCAATCGTAGTGCGCG